AAAGGATACACCTGGCGAAGGCCCGCTAGGGCCGTGCCGTCAGTCTAATTTGACTGGGTGCGGTGTCCAAAGGACAGATCGATCCCTCGTTCTGAGGAGACGATATCTTACTGGTCCGAAGACCTAATATTTGAAGTAATCTAGCGACGTTGACACGTTAGACACTCGGTAGATGCTTAGAAGGCATTAGGGCTATCATTAGCTCTACCGGACAGCAAATGTCTGGATAGAAACCACGAAGGGTGTTCTAACCTCTGTAAGCTATCTCTAGGTTACCTAGAATCCCGACCCGGAGGGGAACTCATCGGACTAACCTATGGGTTGGGGCGTTAGGATACAAGACCAAAGATGTCTGATCAAACAGTGTCTCTTTCGGTTGTGTAAAAGGGGGTGCCCCGGACCTACGTTAATAACGTATGGAACCAGTATCTCTTTGCTTATGCTTCAAGGTGAGGCTTCTGTGAAGGTTTTAACCAAGCTTAATCAGCTGGCTGCGGCCCCCTCACGGGGAAACCGAAGTTTAACCTTCGAAAGATTTTAAATCAAGAAGCGGAATTAGTACGGTATATGAGTACAATGTACCCCAACTGTGACTTTCCGAACCTGGGTTAAATATCCCTCACGACATAAGAACCTGGAGAAATCCAGAGGGGCCCATCTCAAGAATAAACAGGTAAGGACATTCGAAAATGCGCGACTGTCTATTTCGCTTCGGGGCTCTGGATAGCGTTCACTCTATACGAGGAACAAGTGAAAGTCAAGAAACGCTGGTAACGGCTAACAAGGCGAGTAACGAGTCTTAGGACGTAACTCTGATCCCATGCATATAATATTAATTACATACAGAAATCGCGATGAAAGATAATTTATTTAATATAATAGATACACTTTCAGCGGTGAGATTTAAATCCGTAGATGTTAATGCCATGACCACCGTAAAAGGTGGGACTTATTGGGTGAATGTAGTAATTCGACTACTTCCCTCAATAGGTCTGTCTGTTACCGGACCGCGAGTGCGGGCGATTGTTATTATCTTTCGAAAATTCTCTTTCTTAGCCTCCACTCAAGGGATTAGGGGACTGGTCATCCACCTAAAAGCTTGCAGTGTGTTGCTAGCACAAGCTAGCGGAGGTCATAATATTAAAGACCCAGGAAAGTTGAGTTGTAGGGTTTCCCGAAACAATAAGGGACTTCCTCGACTTATTCTTTGCTCGGATAGATTAAGAATACGACAAGGATCATTGGAGCTAGAGAAATTCTATCAGACAGTATTCAATTTATATCGGATATTGTCATTTATGGGGAAACCTAAGTTGGAGACTATTATAGCTCCACTTAGTGTACCTGTACAGCCGATAATTACGGCTCTACGGCCATTGATTCCTCATTTTGTGTCAGCCATTTTACGGTTACACAACCCGTTCCCTTCCCGGGAAGGAGGGGTGACGTGGGTGGGTCTTACAAAGGTGGTTACTCCCGGGAAACCGGCAGTAATGGAGTGGCTTATCTCTCGATACGCCTCTCTAGAACCACTTTGGCTTGCTAAATCAGCAGCGGGAACTCACCATGAAGGAATTCAAGTTTCTTCTCATCCTTATCTAATGATAAGAATAGTAACTACTCTGATGAGATCCCCCGTATGGGGATCCTTCAAGTACTTCCTCTCACTTCTTCCTGTCTACTCTCCTTTTCTAAAAGCTTTTCTCGCTTGCGAGAAAGCGGCTCATTTATTTAAGCCCTTGTTTACTTTAGGTAAACTTGGATTAAAAGAGGAGGCAGCAGGGAAAGTGCGGTTGTTTGCGATGGCTCCCACTTGGTTTCAGCTTCTATTGAAGCCCTTGCACGATTGCATCTTTGCGATCTTGCAGGGAGTCCCACAAGATGGGACTTTTAACCAATTGGGCCCATTAGCGAACCATACCAACTATAAATACGCAGCGTCTCTAGACCTAACAGCTGCGAC